GATTTATAGATCAGGGCCAACGCTTCGATACTCTAGATACTAGCGTTGGCGGCGTACAAACCGCTGTTGACGCAGGAAACGCTGCTAATACTCAAGGATTTGCAGATGCTGCAGATGCTATGAGTACTGGATTTGGAGATGCCTCTACACAGCTAACCAATACGCAGTCCAATGTATTAGACGGCCAAGGGCAGATACAAGATAATTTAGATACAATGTCTGCTACAGCGGATACCTACGCTAACCAATCTATGGAAAATCAAGCGGCCCTACAACAGAACCAAGATACCTTTGTAAGTAGCTTTGATAATTATACAGAACGGTATGGCGAAGATCAGGAATTGGCCCAACAGTCACGGGCAGATCTGGCTACTGCACAGGCTAATCAGACAGATCGTCTTCGTGAAGACATGGGCGCTTATGCACAGGCTACTGCTACAGGGCAAGCTAACTTAGGTACTCAGCTAGGTGATGTTGCCACGGGAGTTGGTGCTGAGTTTCAAAACCTTGGTACGGCTGTTGAAGGTGGATTTAGTCAGGCTGGTACTGATGCCCTAGCACAACAAGAAAACCTCACAACCCGACTTGGTAACCTTGGCGACATTATGACTACTACGGGCGCTAATATTGATGCAAATACTCAGCAACAATACCAAGCCCTGTCTTCTAGTTTTGATGAAAACGGTCAGCTAATTCAAAATTCGATTACGGAAAACGGTGACACTATTAGCCGCCAGATGGATGATCAGGGCAATATCATTGCAACCCGTTTCGATCAGTCAGGCAACCAAGTTGATCAGGTTAATATGAACGTCAACGAAATGCTGACACAGGCTGAGAATTATCAGCGGGATCTAACAGGTCAGATACAGGGTGTAGGTGATGGCCTTATGTCGGGTCAGGCTGATTTAACTCAGCAAGTCGGACAAAACCAAACTACCACCAACAACGCTGTCACTGACGTTCAACAAGCTATGGCAGGTGGCTTCGATAAGTTAGATGGTGGTCAGGTAGCACAAGCCCGTGATCTAGCTAAGATTGCTGCGGCTCAGACTGACCTAGATATGAACATGCGCCAAGACTTTAACCAGCTTGGTTCAGCTTTCTCCGATAACGGGCAATTAATTAAAAACAGCATTGATGAGCAGGGTAATACAATCTCCCGTGCTATGGATAATCAAGGTAATCTACTGCTTCGTTCTTTCGACGTAACAGGTAAGCAGATTGGCAATAAAGTAATAAACATCAATAAATCCCTAAACGATTTGAGCAACATACAGAATATGCAAGGCGGTAACGCATCTATGGGTAATCTTAGCCCACCAATGTCTTCGGCTGTTCCTAGTTCTGGCTTTGCTTCACCGTTTGCTACGACAGGCAATACGAATACGGCGCTAGGCAGAGACAATAAATCTGACCTGTCAATGATTCAATCACAGTTTGCACCAAACCCTAATGCGTAAAATTAAGGAATTTAATTAATGCATCCAACAACAGTATCTCAAGATTGCGTAGAACTTGTTAAAAAGTTTGAAGGTCTGCACAAAGTAAAAGACGATGGAATGGTACACGCATATCGCTGCGTGGCAGGACGTTGGACTTGCGGATTTGGCGCAACCCGTGGCGTAAGATCTGGCGTTAAATGGACAAAAGAGTATTGCGAACAACGTCTTATCGAAGATCTAGATGAACATGGTAAGATAGTTAAGAAATACGTTAACGTACCTTTAACGCAATCTCAGTACGATGCCCTGACTTCATTTGTATTTAACTTAGGTGGTGGGGCGTTCAGGTCATCAACTTTGCTGAAGCGCCTGAACAGCGGAAATTACGACGATTGTCCTGAACAGATCATGCGCTGGAATAAAGCCCGTGTGGATGGCAAACTAACACCTCTTCGTGGGCTAACTCGCAGACGTTCCGCAGAGGCTGCTATATTTGCCCGTGATGCACAGTTGCCTTCTGATGAAGGCGGCCCAGCAATGCCCCAGAAGCCTACCGCAGAGGCCCCTAAATCGCTTGCTAAGAGTAAGACAATGGCAGGTGCAGGGATTGCTGGGGCAGCTACTGCAATGAATGAGGTAGCAGGGCAGATCCAAGGGTTGGTTGCCTATGCTCCCATGCTTAAAACCATCTTTTTAATCTGTGCAATCGGCGGCATTGGTTTGGCTGCATATGCACGATTTAAAGATAATAAAGAGGGCATCCATTGATGTTCATATTTGGCAAGATAAAAACCTATATCATTGCCACTTTGGCTTTAGCTTTGCCCATTATTTATGTGATGGGTCAGGTTAAGGGTCGGGCCAAAGAAAAGAATAAAGTCCTGCAAGACGATCTTCAGGCGCAAAAGAAAACGACTGATTTTTATAAGAAAATGGCAGAACATGAAGCTGACAGTCTTACTGACCGCAAGTCTCTTACTGAGCGGCTGCGGGGGAACGGTTTATAGAACCAATCTGGAAGTCTACTGCCCGCCTATAGAGCAGTATTCTTCAGAGTTTAATCAAGAATTAGCGGATGAGTTGGATGCCCTAGACGGGGATCAGACAACTATACCGATGGCAATCGCTGATTACGCAAAGCTGCGTGACCGAATCCGTGCATGTGAAAAAGAGAAGGATAATATCTAATGGGCTTTTGGTCAGACACATTCGGCGGCGGCAATAGCTTTACGGAAAGCGTAGCCAATACATTTACTCCTAATGATGGTGCATCCTATGTAGGCGGTACATTAGTGTATGACGATGACGATAATAACCCATCAAATAATGTTGTTGTACCATCCTCTGATATAGGCGAAGGCGGCACATATTCAGGATCTGCAAATAGTACTAATACAAATAACTCTGATTACAGCCCTGCGTCTAATACACCTAATGCTGAACCTGAAAAAGTAACAGGTGCTGCACCGTCAGGTATTAATAAGGTTCTAGGCTTCGCTTCTCCTGTAGGTGTTATTGGGGCTATAGCGGGGTGGGCTAATGGCCTTGACCCAGAAACCCAAGAAAAAGGCGTGTACGGCGGTAAGCAGGTATATGAAAATAAAGAAACAGGTATGCAGTATTCCTACAACTTTCTAGGGCTTCCTTACCAAGTAGAAGTAAACGAAGCAGGTCAGGTACAAGACTTCTTACGAAAAGATGCCTCTGGTAAATATCCTGGCGACGAAGGATATGATCAATCAACATCTGGTTATGAGAAAATGGCCCAAGACGCCCGTGATAACGGTGATGACGATCAAGCTGCGGCTATCCTACAAGAAGCAGAAGATAACGCTACTGAGGATGATGGAAGTAATGATACCACTAAGGGCGCAGAAACCATTATCAAGATGGCTGAAGAAGCTGGTATGGCTACAAGCAATGAACAGATACAGGCTATCCTAGATGATCCTGCGGGATGGCTAAAGGCCAACGGTGCAAGTCTTGTAGACAATCTGCCTAACCTTGACCCTGAGACTGCGGGAACCCTCCTAGACCCTACTAACCCCAACTACCTTTTAGGTGATAGTCCTACTGTTGCAGTAGCAACTACAGGTGATGCAGCTACGGTAGATGGTGTAGTTAATCCTGGCGCAGAAACGTATGATGCCAGTACAAGCGCAGATCAGCTAGGAACCGATGCGACAACGGTCGATGCAGCCACAGGTGAAATTCGTGATGAGAACCTAGTAGACGCTGCTCAGATTGATATGACAGGCGCTGCTACAGGCGTGAATGCAGATGGTACAGTAAGTGTTACAGGCGAAGCCCTCAACGACTTTGCTACACAAAACATCAGTAATATCATCGACACCTCTACAGTAGCGGGTAAGCTGTTAGCCCAGAAGCTGGGTGAAGGTAATTACACCGATAGTAAGGCTACTATTCTAGGGCAGATGGAAATTATCTCTGCCGAATTTAAAGATAGTAATGGCAACCCTGTAATACCGCCTTGGGCACAATCACTTTCCCGTGACGTTGCAAAGACAATGGCTTTCTCTGGTATCTCTGGAACCGCTATGACCGCAGCCATGAGTAATGCCATCATGGAAGCAACCCTTGGTATTGCAGAAAAAGAAGCATCGTTTTTCCAAACCCTTACAACTAAGAACCTAGATAACCGCCAAGAAGCTATCATTAATAAAGCCGCTGTACTGGCTAAGTTTGAAGTGGCAAATCTAGATGCACGTCAGGCCGCTGCGGTACAGAATGCTAAAGCCTTCTTGGAAATGGATTTGGCTAACCTGACTAATGAGCAACAGGCTGAAGTTGTGAATACACAGGCAATGGTTGATGCCATCTTTAACGATCAGTCTGCTATTAACGCAGCCCGTTTGTTTGGTGCAGAGCAAGCCAACGATATGCAGAAATATTATGACAATATGAATGCACAGATATCTTTGCAGAACTCTGAACAAATCAATCAGATGAAGCGATTTAATACTGGCGAAATTAACGACAACCGTGAGTTTAATTCTAAGCTAGAGCAGTCTCGCCAAGAGTTTTATGCAGATATGCAATACAACTTGGATCTTGCTAATGCCAAATGGAGACAAACAGTAGCCACTACAAATACAGAAATGGAATTTGAGGCGGCAACTCTAGATGTTAAAAATGCGTTTGATCTGTCTACAGAATCAATGACCCGACTGTGGGATCGTGTGGACAATCTTTTGGATTATATCTTCAAGGGATGGAATGCAGAAGCTGATCGTGACGCCACTATATTAGGCGCAGAGATTAGAGCGCAAGCAGGACAAAGCAGCGGCGGTAATGGCATTATGGATGGCCTCATAACGCTAGGTGCTGCGTGGATCAGTTCTGGTCGAGGGTGGCCCTCTGATGAACGACTAAAGACAGACATTCAGTACCTGAATACTGAAAAAGGCATAAAGATTTATAGCTGGAAATGGAACAAAGAAGCCAAGCGTATAGGGGCAGATAAGTTTCCTGCTTACGGGGTTATAGCCCAACAAGTTCAGAAAAAATATCCAAATGCTGTTTCTGTAGGTTCTCATGGCTATCTCACAGTTAACTACGGAGAAATCCAATGAAGTTTGAAGACGCAGTAAAGAAGTCGATTAAGGCTTTTATGAACGGTAAAATACCCGCCGCTACCAATAAATTAAGCGAA